TTAGGAGGCTGCTGCCACGATGAAGTTGCAAAACATTTTCCGGAATTGGCGAAATTCATATCGTTGCATCTTTGTAACCATTATGGTGCTCCTATGTATCCGGTGGAAAATGGCATATATTACGTTAGAAGAAGTGGTATGTCTGTGGCAATGGAGTATTTGCGTATATCAGAACAAGAATGCGTAGAATTATATAAAGCCTCTGAGGATAAGATGTATTTCAAGTATCTGCTTTTCAATCTGGGGATTGTGGATAG